AGCTTCTGGGACAGGTAATCCAGCTTGCCGGATGGGTAGCCCATCTTGCGGGCGGTCTTGAACAGGTCGATCTGCGTCGGGGGCGGGGGAGGCTCCATCCCCAGCAGCAGGAACTGTCCGTTGATCTTTGGGATGTCGAAGCTGGCCGAATTGCGCCAGGAACTCGACCGCACGGCCAAGCGGGGCATCACGATCATCACCGAGCGCGACGGCAAGCAGATGACCCCGCAGGTTATCCGGCGCGAGTTGAAGCGTCACGGGGCTTCTATGGGCGTGGAGGTTGTGCCGCACGGGCTGCGCAAGAATGCGGTCATCAGCCTGCTAGAGGCAGGGTGCAGCGTTGCCGAGGTGGCCGCGATAACGGGGCAGACCTATCGCATTGTCGAGCAATACGCGGCGGGGATTAGTCAGCGGCGCATGGGCAAGGCGGCGATTTTGAAGCTCGAAAATAATCGCCAGAAACGCGATAAATCCGCTTGACGGGGTGGAATGTCCGCAGTAGAAGGGGGACACAAGCTAAGGAGATAACGACATGACCATCGAACAGCAGATCGCCGCCGACCTCAACCTTTGCGACATGATCCAAGTTTTGGGCACCCGCAGCGCCAAGCGCAAGGCCCGCGCCCACCGCAAGGCTTGCTATGCAGCAATCGCTGAAATGAACCGTGCCGCAGGGCTTGACCAGCTGACCGACGACGAACTCATGGCGGAGTTGATGGCATGAGCGGGCGGTGTTCGCAGTGGGAGGTTATAGTTAGCCTTACTGACCCAGAAATGTATGCGGTCAAAGGCGTATATTTAGTGGCGGATTGCCTGCCAATTGAGGACGCTCGCCTGATCGGTGTCGCACCGGAACTGCTTGAGGCGCTTGAGGCGATCCGCAAAACTATGGATGGCTACCGCTCGCAGGCTAAGTTCTGTGATGTTGAGGCGCTAAGTTACTTCCGCGAGTTTGATCGCCGCATTGAGGCAAGCGGTTTTCGCGTCGCCCTCGCCCGCGCCAAAGCCGGAGGTGCAGTATGACCGTGCCCCTCATAATGACGCAGACTGATCGTGAAGCGTTGGAGGCCCTTGGCGAGGCATTGCACGGTCTATCGGCGATGCTGCTGCTGACTGGCGCGCTTGAGGACGACAAGACCCACGCGGCTTACGAAAAAGTTGTCGCACGCTTCCAACTTCTCGCAGGTAGCTCGCCCGAAGAAACGGATGATGGCCCTTGCACAGATTGCGACGACACTGGCTGGATGTTCCAGACAGAGCGCTATTGCACCTGTGAAGAGGGCATCAAGTGCCGCAGCATGAAAGTAGCTGTAACACACGAGGATAAAGACGCATCAGCGGAATTAGCCGTGGCTATAGGCATGTCTGCGGAGGATTTCACTAGCGGCGCTGCTGACGTAATTGTCCAAGCCTTCGCCCGCCACCGCCAGCAAGCCGAAGCCACCGGCAAAGCAGAGATTGAAGGTTTGCGGGCATACATCGTCGAATGCGACGCGAGCGCTTTGGAAGAACGGAATGCGCTACGCGGCGCACTCGCCGCCATCATCGCAGACCCTGATTGCTGCGCTGCCAGCAAGGCTATTGCTCGGGCGGGATTGGGTGTCCGCAATGACTGACTGGCGCACCTACCTGACCCCCGACGAGCGGGAGCGACTGCAAGCGATCAAGCTGGAGCGCATCGCGCTTAACCGCGAGTATCGGCGCATCTTCGACCGCGCTAGAAAGCGCGCGAACAGAACGTGACCGGGATAACCGTGGGGAAAACAGGCAGCAAATAACTGATTCAAAAGGCTGTAACTTTTTGTGTCGGTAAAGATGGTTAATTGAAAGCAAAGGGTTTTGCGCCCTGCCCTAGGAAAACTGGCGCGTTACGACTCAAGGATTTACAGTTGGCGGGAAAACCCGCCCGCGCTGCAAAAGGAGTGATGAGATGGAACGAAAGAGCCTAGCGGATTGCCTTAACGCGATCCCTGTTGATGCCGCCGCAGCCGAGCGGGCTAAGGTGGTTAAGTGGTTACGGGTTGGCGTTGCTGGAAACTTCAGCCTTTTGGACAGATTGGCACTTGCCCTGATGGTCGTTATCTCACCGCATAAGGCTGGCTTGTTCTATTCACGCGCTTTCGCCACGCGCATCGAAGCCCTCGCCCACCATGAAGGGGAAGCGCCCTCGATCAACACGCCGGAAGGGGAAGGGTGATGGAACACGATCCGGTCAACCAGCCAAAGCACTACACGGCCCATCCTGCGCGTTGCGAGTGCGGGAAGTCGATTGAGTGCATCCAGATTACGGAGCACATGGGGTTCAATCTCGGCAACGCTTTGAAATACATCTGGCGATGCGATTTAAAGAACAACGCCAACGAGGACTTGGCCAAGGCTGTTTGGTATATCACACGCGAGATTGAGCGGCGGCGGCTAGATCAAATGTGATATGCAGCGTGGCGCAGACGGTCGGCGGTAGTCATGCGGCCAGCCGTTCCGCACCGCAGCGGATGCGCAAATCCTCGCCATATTCGCGGTGATAGCTAATCACCTTCATATCGCGCAAAGCCCGATAGCCAGCGTGCCGGTGCCAAGCATCGCCAGCGGCTAAAGTCCGGTGCGTTTCGACTTCGCAGCCCACCAAATCCTTTTGCGCTAGGCGCTGATTATGGTGGAAGTGGCCAACGTGCCAGACGCGGAAGTCAGACGCAGCCCAATCATGCTTTACGTCATCCGCCATAAGCAGCGGAAGGTCTGCCAGCTTGGCCCCGTCGCCATGCGTGGAGCCTATGAGAACCTTGCCATGCCGGTAGTAATAGAACGGGCTTGGCGAGGGATCGACATAGACGCGCGGGTTATCGTGGAAGCGCGCACCGACCGCGATGTTCAACATCAGGGCTTGGTGCGGGTCATGATTGCCGGGATTGTTGCGCACGATCACCTTGGCGTGCGTTTCCAGCATCCGTTCAATGCAGCGGAGCATGGCGCGGAAGCCGACGCTGGCGACCTTCTGAAACCGCCCGTCAACGTCTAGCTGGTTCTGCCCGCGCGGGGTGCGGTTCGTGCTGTCATCGGCGTGGAAATAGTCACCTAGGTTAAGCAACAGGCCCACGCCAGCGGGAGGCGCGCGGGACACAAGCTTATCGACCGCGCCGAAGGTCATTGCCTCGGCAATCTCTAGGTCAAAGCTTTCGCCGGTTTCAGGCTTCCAAGAGAGTAAGCCGAAGTGCGGATCGCCCATCGGGATCACGTTCAACAGGTCGTCATCAAAGGCGACGGGCGCGGGGATTAGCGGCGCTGGCGGAACGCTCAGGCAAAGGTCACGGATGGCAGCGGCGAACGCCTCTTGCGATTGCGCGGCATCAGGGCTTTGCCGCTCCCAAGTGCGCTCCACAGCGCCAGTTGGCCCGCGCTGGATTGTCACCTTGCCGATGGCGTATCCCGGTGCGGTTCCGTTTTCCCAGTGCCCTGGAGCAATGCCTTTGCGTGCGGCGGCTTTTACGCGGTCTTGCACGGTGGAGCGCGCTAGCCCTAGGGCGTCAGCAGCGCGGTTGATGCTGCCATGCGTCTGCACGGCTTCCACCGCCTCGCGCATCTTTTCGTCACTTAGCGGGGGTGTGGGCACACGCGGCTCCTATGGCCGTTGACGGGGGGGTTGGGAGGGTGTAGATTGCGCGTTCCTGCAAGGCGGGTTCAGGCCGTCGCTCGGCTGTGGAGAGCTTAAATTCCACGGGTAGCTATAGGCGAGACCGGATGGCGACCGGGAACGAACGCAAGGGGCCGTTAAACTCCCCGCTTCGGGATAGCGTTCCAAAATAAGCCCGACCATCACTCCCCCGCCTCATCACGCCAAGCGCGCAGACCATCCACCTTTGCGCGACATGACCCCCACGCTGTCCGCAGTGCGAGGACGTAGGACAGCGTAAGGTTATCGCGGGCGGCTTGCTGATCGCGGGGCGGCAGGATCGGCGCTAGCGGTTCGTCAGCGCACGTCGCCAATTCAGCGGGAGGCAGGACTAGAACGGGCTTCGGCGCGCAGGCTGTTAAACCCGTCGCGCAAAGGATCAGGCCCGCTAGAAGCCGCCTCACGGGCGCGCTGATTGCCTTGTTCAACATGGCCGGTGGTTTCCTTCACTTGGGCTTGGGATGCGGCGTCGGCCTTTCTGGCGCGCTCTAGGGCTTTGCGCTCTGTCACGGCCTGCTTGGCTTGCTCTGTGTCCTTCCCGTCGCCCTTGCCCACGCAATAGGCTGTCAGCAGCAGCATGAGGGACGCGGCGACGATGTAGGCCCATGTCGGGATGCGCTTGGCGAAGGCGCGGGCATTGAGCAGCCATAGCGGCGGGGTCATTGCCCAGCCCCCTTGTCGCTTTCCGGCGCGGGGAACAGGTTGCGCGTGATGTGCATGGCCTGCTGCCAAGCGAGCGTTGCCAGCACTACGCCCGCCTCATGTGCGCCGTCCGGTAGATCGAAGCGCAGGACGACATAGGTAAGGATCGGCGCGGCAACCGTGGCGATGATGCCGATGGCGGCCTTCAGGTGCGCGGGGGTCATGAGCCGCTCCTATACAAAGCCGCTTCAGCTTCACGCCTACGGGTCAAGCCGCGCAGCACACGCCCACCGGCCTTGTTCCACCAGAGGAAGGCCTTAGCCGCCCCGTCATAGTCACCCATCTTGTGCCGACGCAGCACGGTGGAACGCGCAAAGCCCGCCGCACCGATGTTATACGTCAGCGAAACCATCGCGTCGAACTGCGCTTGCGAGGTCGGAGCCTTGCCGATGCCCTCGCGCACGGCCCGCTCGAATTGCGCCAGATGCTGCTCGAACCGCGTGTCGCATTGCCGCTGCGTCCAGATGGTGCCTTTGCCGATCTTGCCGCCATTGAACGGGTCTAAGCCAGTCGCCCCCCAACCGATAGTCCATACGCCTGCGGGGCAGAGATACGCCTCAAATCGCCCGTCAGCCCGCTTCTTTTCGCAGCCCTCGAACTGGTGCATCAGATCAATGCCAGCCTTGCCCGTCTTGCGGACAGGATGCGTCACAGGCGGCAATTCAGGTCGCGGCGGCTCCTGTGCCAGCGCCTTGTCCACCTCGATCATCGGATCGGGCTTGGCAGGCTTGTTGCGGATGTCCATGTTCCGCCCTGCCTCAAGCAAACGGCTGAACAGGTGCCGCATCAGCTTTTGTCCTCTTTGCCGTCCAGCTTCTTGAAGATCGTGCCGAGCGTCTTGTCGAGCTTGTCGAAGCCCTTGTCCATGTCGGCCTTGAGCGCCTGCATATCTGCTCGCCAATCTTCCTTGGCGACATAGGTCTTGGGCATATCACGAACGTCCCTGTCGAGACGCTCAATTGCTTTCGTCATGTTGTTCAGAACCCAGCCGCCAAGCCCGCCAGCGATGCCGAACACGATGTTAAAGAGAACTTGATAATCCATGACGAAGGCAACCGATTAGCGTTGGAGATTTACGATCACGCGCTCCAGGGCAGGGCGGGCGAGACAACCGGCGGATTAACAAGAGCGTCGATCTGCGCGGCCACGTTCTCTTCGTAGCTGGCAACCTGCTCTTCGCCAAGAGCATCCTTCACCCAGCCGACGACCTGCGCTTCAGTCAGATCGGCGTAGGGGGTGAAGGTGGCTTCGGGATCGAGCGTCAGGCCGACCGAGCCGTAAACGCCAGCGGCATGCTCGCCATCCGCGCCGTCCATGCGCCAGTGAACCGTGAAGATTACGTCGGTGTGGTTCTCATAGGTCGGGTGAGCGTCAAGCTGGGCGACAGTCCAGTTATAGGTGATAGTCATTTCAGCTTCCTTTAGTGAAGGTCAACCCAAGACCCGGCGGCTCGGACTTGAAGTTTGTCGGTAGTGGTGTTGTAAAGCATCAGCCCGTTAGGCGGCGAAGCGATTGCGTCGCGCTGCGCAGTCGTCATACGGGGCGGCAAGAAGCCGCTGGTGGTGGACGATACATCAAGACGCGCTGCGGCGTTAGGCGCAGTCGTCCCAATCCCCACATTCCCGCTGCTGGTGATACGCATGCGTTCGACCGAACCACCGGTGTTGAACGCCAAGACGCCCGTGTTGGTCTGTAAGGTCAGGTTGCCTGCGCCCGCGGTGTACACAACGCGGCTCGAGGTGCCGAAGTAGAGGTTACCTTCGACCTGCAACTTATCAACGGGTGCAGTTACCCCAATGCCGACGTTACCTTCGAAGTAGTTGACCGCAGTACCAGCGGCGTAGAAGTTCCAGCGACCCGTGCCCGAGGCGATTGCGCTATAGAAGCCGTAGTTGTTCGTAGCGCCGGTCAGGGAGGACTGGGCGAGAAAGCCAATTTGGGTTGTGACCGCAGAGGTCGCACCAATGGTGCCTTGAGCGGCGTTGAAGTGGTACAGGCTCGACAGCGTAAAGGCCGCAGCAGCGGTCGAAGGGAATGTGGCGAACAACGATGCGTTGCCGGTCACATCCGACTGGACGGCCTGATTGTTGTACACGCCAATGCTATTAACCGCACCCGTGAGGTTCTTACCGATGCGCAGGGTAGTGCCAGCAGACGCGGTCGCACCGATACCGACCTGACCGCTGCTGTCGATGCGCATTGCCTCGACACCGCCCTCGACGAAGGCAAGAGTATCGGCGGCGGGCGAGTAAATGCCGGTGTTGGTGTCGCCGGTGAAGCTAAAGGCGGGCGCGCTGACAGAACCTAGAGGGCCACGAACCACGCCCGCAAACGAGGCAATCCCCGTCTTGTCCACCCCAAACCGCTCAGACCCGCCCACTTGCAGGGTAACGAGCTTCGACGCAGCCGCAGAGGCCGTGTCGGTCACATTCATCTTGATCGCGTTAAAGGTGGTGCCACCCGCGTTCCAAGTGTCGGTCAGGTCGTAGATAAAAGCCATAAGTCACCTTTACACGAGTTTGGAGTTGATTTCCATATACCACATCACGGCTGTGTCGCAGCAAATGATGGCGACGACCAGTCAAACGCATCCCCGCTATTCTGCGCTCTAGCGATAACGCGAACATAGTAATTGGTTGATGCCGTCAGACCTGTGACCGTTGTCGCCGTCACGCTCACGAAACCGGGCTGCGGCTCAAAAGGATCGGAATCATCCGCAAGAGTGCCAGTAGCACTAGCCACATCTGTCCAAGTGCTGTTATTGGCCGAGTATTGGGTTTTGATTTCTGCCGTGCCGTAACCCACATAAGAAGCTGACGCAGCAAGCCTGATCCTGCCGCTGCTGTCGGACAAAATCTGCGCCCCGCCATCGGTCACTTGCTCGTAGGTCGTGCCAGCGATATTGAGCCAAGTTTGATCAGTGAACGAAGTGGAACCAGCCGCGCCACCAACAACCGGCGCAGCAAGGACACGGTTGACCACGATCAAGCGCGGATAGGTCACGCCAGCAAAGATGATCGGCACAGTGATGTAACCGACCGCGTTCGCGACGCTCAGGCTGACGGTAACAGCGCCGCTGGACACAGATGCGCTCGCGGTAAGTCCAGCGGTGGCCGTCACGGTGCCAAGCGTCACGCCGCTTGTTTGCTCGACACCGCCACGAAAAACCTTGATCCCGCGTGTGACGGGCAAGGTCGTTGTGGTCGTGCCAGTGCTGTCAGCCTGAATGGTGAACGGATCAACCTCGCTGAAGGTGATCTGGTTGGCCTGGGTAATGTCCGACACGCTCTGCGACCAGTTGGTGCCGTTCCAGCGATACAGAATCTTGTCGTCCGTGTCATACCACAGATCGCCTACGCCCTCGGCAGTCGGGGCGGTGGCCGAATAGAAGGTGGTAACCTTACCGTCAGCCGTAGCCTGAGCGCCAGCCGCGTCATTGATGGCCTGAGCGATACCTCCATCGCGGGCCTCAACGAATGTGGTGCCATTGTGCCGATACAGCCTGTTGTCGTCGTTCGTGTCGAACCACAGATCGCCAAGCGTCCCGCCGCTCGGAGGCGCGTCCTGATAGAAGGTCACGATCTTTTCGTCGGCGGTTGCTTGCGCACCAGCCGCATCAGCAATCGCCTGCTCGGCAATCGCCTGCACAGCTTCGTCACCCTGAGTGATCAGGTTCAGCAGCGGATCATAGATTACAGGGGTGCGGGCAGAGACAGGCGCACGGTCGTCCCGATCCCACTGGTAGATCAGTTGATCTTCTTCCAGCAGCGCCAGCGGCACACGCCCGTCAGGGCGGATCTCCTTTGAGATCACGCGGAAGGGCTTGTTGTTGAAGCCCAGCGCCTCAAGGCTGACCTGCACGATGTCGCCCACATCGCAGCCAAGTGCCTTGGCCGAGAACTCAGCCGTCAACTGACCACGGAACTGATGGCGCTGCAAGACCTGCTTCGCGAGACGCTGCGCCCGCCGACCGTCTTCCACAAAGGGTAGGTCAAACGTCATCACGCGCTCAATCCCATCAGGCGAAGGCAGCGAGACCTCAGGGTATTCAGCAAGCTGGTAAAGACTGTTGTTCGACGGATCGACATAGCGCCCACGGATTACGTTGTGGCCCTGCGATAGACCCCCGCCGGTCTGATCCCAAGCGAACTCACCGAGGAAGTCGCCATCGGTAAAATCAAGCACCGGATCGGCCAGATCGTTCTTCAGCAGCGCAAGAGTCAGCTTGCCGCCGTTATCCCGCAGCGTCCCGTTCATGCAGGCGAGGAACGTATTGATCGCCTCCATCCGGTCATCTTCGTCCGAAGCTGTACCGCTTGTCCGATAACGCTTTTGCGTCCCACCAGTGGCAAGCGTGATGTTTTCGTCGCAGATGTTCGCCGCTGTGATGAAGGACTGCATGTCAATGCGCTCGGGCGGGACACCAGCACCAATCGACAGCTTGCCGTTGATCTTCCAGCCGAGCAGGAACCACAGCAGTTGCAGTGCGGGGTTGTCGTAATCATCTGCGCCTGCGTATGTCCCCCAAGTGGATTGGTTGTTGGCGCGGTGCGAGCCGCTGCCGCCAGGGACTGTGCTATCGAGACGAGGATCGTAAAGCGGCGCGCCCTCGCCAATGATCGTGATGCGCGACGGCAGGCCCTGCACCAAGGGGCTTTCGGTTCTCTTGGTGTTGCCAGTGCGCTTGATGCGCAGATAGACGTAGGCGCAACCGGTCAGGCGGCAGGAGGCATCCCAGACCGTGCCTGCGTTAATCGTGATCGCGTTTCCAGCCGTGCCTTCGGTGCGAGTGGCAACGGTGAGATAGCCTGTATACGTCGCTGACACACCCCCAGCACTCGACCATGCCAGCTTTTCTTCAAACCAGATTTCATCGATGCTGGCGACCTTATGAGCCGCGACACAGACGATATAGTCGATGAAATCCTGATTCGTCCCACTCGCTTCGTGATACCGCAGATCAAGCGGAAACGCAGTTGTCCCCATCACCGCCTTGCGCGGGGTGTTAGGATCGAGCGAGATGTTTAGGCGCGAAAGCTGAGATTTAGGGGTCTTCGGGCCGAACAGCGCGCCGCTGACCATTGACAGGCCAGTGGCAATACCCGCCATCGTGATACCTGAAATCATCGCCGCAGACAGAACCTGCCCAACGCCCGGAATGACGTTTACAGCAATCGCTGCGACAATCGTTAGGGCGCGAACAACCTTACCCACGAC